AAGCTCTTTATTTAAACCCCATGTTACCACTATAGGACTTTATGATAATGAATGTAATTTATTAGTTATTGGTAAATTAGGTCAGCCTATAAAAATGTCAGATGAAACAGATACTACTTTTGTTTTAAGATGGGATACATAAAATGCGTTCTTTTAGAAAAGCCATATATGTATGATTGAAATAATAAGAGTTTTAATAACAACTAAATAAAATAACTAAATGGCGGTAAAAACAAACGCAGAATTAGCTGCATTTTTTGAGACAGGAGATCAGCCCTCAGAAGCAGAATTCGGGCACCTAATTGATACTATTCAACCTAAACATGAAGTCTTAACAGATGCAGATGCTACCTTAACAGTAGCCTCTCATGCTTTTAGAACGACAATATTACCTAACATATCAACTACTAGAACAATAACATTACCTGCTCCAACAGCGGATTCTAATAGTGTATATCCTTGGTTTCATTTTGTTTACCTTCCTCTAGTAGCAGACAGTGGAACGTGGACTATCCAGACAGCATCAGATAATAATCAATTCTTTGAAGGAGGTGTAATTTGGTCTGATACTAATAGTGATGCAGCAGGAGACACAGATATGGTATTTGGAAACGGATCAGCTGATGACCATTTTTCAATAGTTAATGCTAAACATGCTGATTTTTGGTTGTTAGGAAAATCAAGCACAGTGTGGTATATTTGGGGATCTGTTGTAGGAGACACAGCACCAACAATATCAAACGCTTAATAAAAAAACATAATAATAACTAATAATAAATAAAGAAATAAATTATGCCAGCAACAGTAACAAGAACAGTATTAAAAGGATATTTTGATCCAGGTGATGAACCAACATCAGTAGAATTTCAAACATTAATAGACAGTTTAGCAAGTACAAATGAAGCTAACTATTTAACAGGATCTATGCAAATAACAGGATCTTTTGATGTAGCAGGAGCAGCTAGATTCCATAACACTAGTGGTATACAAGCAGCTAGAACATTACAAGCAGTAGCAAACGTAGCACCAACAGATATTTCAGCAACTGAATTATCGGTTAACACATATTATAAATCAATTGCGGCAGCAACTGCAATGACAATTCCTTCTGCAGCGGCAGGAGAAATTGGGGATTTTATTAGTGTTTACTATAGTGTTGCAGCAGGTAATGGTAATGCTCACACTTATACAACAACTACAGATACAGCTTTCGCATTAGGTTCTACTGCAGTTAGAATTGGTGGTGCAGTAGCATCAGTAGGTGATTTATCAGTAGCAGCAGATAATGTACTTACAATTACAGGCCATACTAATGGTGATGGTGGATTAGGTACAACTGTAAGATTCGTAAATGTAACAGGAACAACCAATGGTTGGGCAGTAGAAGCTATTACTACTAATCAAGGTGATGGTTCTCAAGCAGGTACAATCGCATTCTCATAATAACTAACACTTATTAAATAGATAAAAATTTATTTTTTTTAAAAGACCTTGGTTTTCCAGGGTCTTTTTTTTACATATATAGTTATGTGGTATTATCAAAATAAAATTATTAATGAAATTAATGACCTCCCTAAAGGAACATTTGGTTTTATATATCGAACAACTCATTTACCTACAAATAAAAAATACATTGGTAAAAAATCTTTAATTTATAATTTAAAGAAAAAATTAGGTAAAAAAGAAAAAGCACTTTGGGAAGGTAAAGGTAGACCTCCTATTTACAAACAAGTAAAAAAAGAAAGTGATTGGAAAACCTATTATGGATCACATGGTTTTATTAAAGAAGCAAATAAAGAAGATCTAAAAAGAGAAATTTTAGAAATTGCTTACCATAAAAAAGAATTAACTTATCTTGAATGTAAATGGCAGTTTGTATTAGGAGTATTAGAAAATAAAGGATATCTTAACGACAATATATTAGGTAAATTTTTTGATAAAGATTTTATGTAGGTATTTTCTTTTTATATTTATTAATATAAAATAAACTACAACCATGCGTCTAACAGAACAATTTCGAAATCGACTACAAAAACTAGCAGGATTAGATCCCAAAACAGATAATGCATCATCTAGACCTAAACCCTTCTCTACAGGATCTATGTCATATAGTTGTTCTCCATGTGTAGGATGTCAACCTGCATCTAATGGGCCTTTTAATTCATTAGAAGAATGTGAAAATACTTGTTTTGAAACAAATATAGATACTTTCTTTGATGGTTGTCCTGGTAGTTCCCAATGTGGTGGTTTTAATTCTAAAGAAGAATTTTGTAATAGATGTGAAGTAGAATATGAGTCAACACAAATGTGGGCTCAACAAAATAGTTTACCAAATTGTGATTGTTGTAATCTCCAAATTGAAGGAGAAGGATGCACAGATTCAACTGCAGATAATTACGACCCAGAAGCCACAGTGGATAATGGTAGTTGTTTGATAGAAATGTTTATGTGTATAAACTGTGAAGTAGTAAGTTTAGGTATGGTTCCTTTATATGAAGATGCAATGGATTGGAGTAGTTTCAATCCTGATGCTTTTGGAGGAAATGGAGCTTATTCCTTAGGATATTTATACTTTAATCAAAATGTAGAAAATGATTATTTTTCTCTAAATGGGGAGGAAATTTATAATGGAAATCTGGAAACATGTGGGTTAACCTCTGTATTCCCTGTAACAAGTTATCCTGAAAACACTTATGAATCATGTCCTAATAATCCTTATGCTGACTAATATGAAATTTAATATGAAAAAGTGGAAAAATAAATATCTCCAAGAAAAAATTGGGTTTAGAGGACCTGATTACTCAGATGAAACTAAAGATCTATTCTCAGATTTTCAATCGTCAGTAGAAATGCTTAATAAAGAATTTGGAGAAAAATCAGTTAGTAGTGATTCACCTGAAGTACAAGAAATACTTACTACGTTAGATGATACTTTAAATCCAGAATTTATAGAAAACTTAGATACAATTCTTAGCCTTATTAGAGAATTACCTGATAAACCTGAAAAACAAAAAATAGGATTTAAAGAAGGAAAGAAAAAAGGTCTTGACGGCAAAGCTTGTTGGGATGGTTATAAACTTCAAGGTACTAAAATGAAAGGAGGTAAACGAGTTGATAACTGTGTTCCTATTAAAGAAACTAGCATAAGTGAAGGACATGGTTTAAGTAAAGAAGATGCTAAAGATCTTAAAAGGATAATTGATTTTATTCTTAAATCTAATATTGAACAAGATAATACAAAAGATTTATCTAAAGATGAACAAAAACGTCCAGATTATCCTGATGTAGATGGTGATGGGGACACAAAAGAACCAATGGAAAAAGCTTTTAGAGATAAAAATAAAGTAAATGAAGATTTAAAGAAATTAAAAGATAAAATTAAAAAAACTTTAGAAAAAGAAGGAGGAGCAGCTGGTTTAAAACCACTTAAAAAAGCAACTAACATGTCTACTAAAGATTTAGAACAAACTCTAGATAAAATGGGTAATGTTAAAAAACATAAACACGATGATTATATTTTAACTCCTATTGAAGAAGACATGTATGAAGGAGGTTGTATGGAAGAAGACATGTATGAAGGGGGCTGCATGGAAGAAGAACATAATACAGATACCTTAGAAGAAGTATATATTATAGAAAGTGAAGATGAAATTCAAATGATTGAAGATGCTCTTAACGAAGAAGAAGAAGAAATGGAAGAAGGAAGAAAAAAAGGTAAATGTAAACCTTCAAAAGGTAAACGTTTTGCTAAAAGAGTAGATGGTAAATGTAGATCTTTTGGTCAAAAAGGTAAAGCTTCAGATGGAGGGGATAGAATAAGACCTGGAACTAAAAAAGCACATGCTTATTGTGCTAGATCAGCTAAAATTAAAAAATGTAAAAATCCCCCTTGTGCAAATACATTATCAAGAAGAAAATGGAAATGTCAAGGTAGTAGATCAGTACCTGAATCTATACAAGAAATTAAAAGATTCCAAAAATTAGCAGGAATTATAAAATAATTAGGTTGTTATTACTTCTTTTCATACAACTATAATATGAAGGAAGATCTTTTAAAACAACTATTAGAATCTGTATTAGGTAGAAGTAAATCAGCTAGAGGAGGTGATGAAGCTGTATTTTATTGTCCTAGTTGTAATCATCATAAAAAGAAACTTACATTTAACTTATTATCACAAAAATTTCAATGTTGGGTTTGTGGTTATAAAGGCCATAGAGCTTATCAATTACTTAAAAAAGCTAAAGCTTCTGCATCAATTTATTCAACTTTAAAAGAAATAGACAGTCAATATAATTTTAAACAACAAATAGTAAAAAAGGAAGAATCAACCTTTAATTTACCTGAAGGTGTACAACCTTTAATTTCTTCATCTGCAGTATTATC